CGTTGACTGAGGCTGGATTGACCAACCTAAGTGGCGCCGGAGACCCGATTACGCTCGGCACAACTGGTTCTGCGCTTGGCCAGAGATTCCTGGACACGACTACAGGCGGCTGGTGGAACTACAGCCCTGTTTACGGTTGGCTCCCATGACACGCTGGGTTGCCATTTTATTTGCTTCTGTGGTAGTTGGGCTCGCCGCTGATCCGGTGTTCTTTGCACCTGTAACAAACGATCTTGTGGCAATAAAAATCCCAAAGATCAATAATAGGATGGTGTCATGGCTTTCTGGTAAGACAACTACCAACACGACATTTTTCGGCGGCCTGTTTCTCTACGAAACCAACTCGACGGCGACGATTGACTTGGAAGACGTGTTTCCGGCAACTGGATTTGGTGGGCGGCACAATCGGCTGAAGATAGGGCCGAGAAGTCTTGGCTCTGGCACAGCGGACTCTACAACTTATCTTCGGGGGGATAGCACCTACGCGACACCGGCGGGGAGTGGAACTGTTACAGGCACAGGTGTCGATAACTACATAGCTGTTTGGAGTGCCACAAGCGTGCTTGATTCGAACGTAAACTTCCAGTATGACTCTGCGCTGGGAGCAATGTCGATTGGAGATGTTCCAGCTACCGGGGTGTCTCTTTTTATCAGCCGCAGCGGAGCAACTACTTCAGCGAGCGAAGGGATTGATATCTCCAATACAGCGACGAGTTCGACAGCTTCGATCAACAAATACGGACTTGCGCTTGTTTCGACCGGGACATGGAACGGCACGAGCGCAAATAACTACGGGCTCTATATCGGTGGAGTAAGCGGCGGCACAGCTAACTGGGCGCTTTACAACAACAATGCGGCGAATCTTTATTTGGGGACGGGCAAGATACTGATTGGCACAACGTCCACGTCAGAGGCTCGTCTGATCGCGCTTCACAGCGGAACTCTGATTTCCCCAGTTGCGGGCACGGTAGCGCAATTTCAAAACTCTACGGCGACGAACACGTTGGCATATCTGAATGTAATTAGTGGCACGTCTGGGACTGCTGGCATTGCATTCGGAGACACGGCTAACACTGGGCAGGGTGTGATAGAATACGACAACTCGATTGACACTCTCAATATTGTTGCGAGCGGGGCAGGCCAAATGACAATAGCAGCCAATGCGAGAGCTACTTTAGGCGGATACGGAATTCCGGTAGTTATCTTCACGCAAACCGCAAATTCTACCGTGGCTAATACTGTTACGGAGACCACATTGTTGAGTGGTGTTGGAAATCTAACGATTCCTGCCAATAGATTGATTGCTGGGTCAGTTATTCGAGTGAAGGCTAAAGGCATACTTTCCACCAAGGCCGCTCCCGTTGGGGTTGGATATTTTACGCTTTATGTTGGAGCCGGAAATGGAACTGCTGGAAGTTGGACTGCTTCTTTGACTAGTGTAAACTGGACTTATGAGGGGTCATGGACTATTCGCACTGCTGGGGCTTCTGGGACACAAGCAAGAATCCAGGAGGCGTTCTACGATGACGGGACAGGGTCATGGAAAACAATAACCGGTTCTTTGCAGACTGGTGGTAATATCAACACGACGGCAACTCAGACAGTTAATCTCACATGGACTTGGGGAACCGCCGACGCTTCGAATTCAATTACTTGCGGTATTGCTACAGTAGAACTTCTTAACCCATGAAATACCTTGCTCTCATAACGGTTTGGTTGCTGCTCGTTGGCTGTGGCAAATCACAAGTGCGAGTTATGCCAGCGCAAAAAGAACACCTTGTGTTCGCGACAACAAACAATTTTGGACTAATTCCGATAACCCCGCCAGGTTTTCAGCCAAACGCAAAGTTGGAAATCATTGGGAGTTTGGACAATCTAACGCCATGAAATACTGCGTTCTCATGGTAATTGGGTTGCTGCTCGTCGGCTGCGGCACGTCGCGAATCGAGCGGCTGTCCAAGCAGTGTCTCGACAAGGACGCTAGCTTTGTGATTGAGATCAATCAGCGCACGGGCTTGACCAAGTTGACTGTGGCCGCTCCGCGTGTCGGCTACTCGGTCAAAGCCGGTGACGTGAGCGTAATCGTTCCCACGAACGTCACCATGAGCGTTCAACATCTTGTTTTCCCTACAAATTCGGTTATCATGCCCTCAACAAACTCAGTGAAAAAGCCATGAAAGCTAGACTTACGATAAGCTTCGCAATGATTGGATTGACCGCGATGCTTTTGGGCTCGTCACAAAACGACGAAGCAAAACGTCATATAGCGAAGATGCGTGCGGATGGGTCTATCACTAATGTCATTGCTATTCTTATAGCCGATGGCACTTTTTGCCAAGTCAGCGGGCATGTGTGGGGTCAACATAGCCATAACACTCTGGAATATTCACCAAGCCGAGTCAATTGCCGCCAATGCGCTGCTTGTGGCTTACATCAAGAACAACACGTTACAAGTTGGAAATGAAAACCTTCACAAGGCTCATCGCGTTCCTGCTCTATGGAGTGAGTTTTCTGAGCAGCGCATGTTGCAATCTCAAACCATCGGTTCCCGAACGTGCCGTGATTGATATGAGCCAGTTAATGACTGCTGAGATGCACCTAAGAAATCATTATGGCAACCCTGACTGCACTGCGAATCGCTGCGAATGGCACGCTTCATGGCAGGAACTGTCCGACTGTTGGGTATGCCGTATAGGAATGCCATTGAGCACTCCGAACCCAAAAGCGGTTTTGATTATTTCTCCTGAGTGGCCGAATAACCAAGTCTTGTCTCAGAACTCAACAAATCAAGTGAAAGTAAAACCATGAAAACATCAGTTATCCTTCTTGCGCTTGCCCTCGCAAGCTTTGTCTTCGCCGCTGTTGGGCCATCGCCAATGGCCAATCGAAACGAATACAGCATCAACGTAAATCCCACGCCCTGGTTGTCGGCAACCAAGGTGCGCTTCTTGCCACGGCTCGAAATCAATGGCACCAACGGGACTCCGGTCGTTATTGCTCTGCTCGAAGCGTGGGGAGACGATGTGCAAGACGACGGCACGACGAACACGTCTGTCATCCAACGCCGAACGTTTGTGCTAACGCCCGCTCAGATGATAAGTTGGGCCAACGCTCCGAATGGTTTTGCGTGGCTCAGTAACGCAATTCTTGCTCGAACAAAACTCACTCCACGACCATGAAAATCAACTTGAATGATCTCGCAAACGACCTGGCTGTGTCGGACAACCCGACCGGCATCAATCTCACAGCCGGGCACTGGAAGGCGGCGCTGGCAATGCTTGGCAAGAAACTCCGGGCAGTCACGGAAAAGCGTCAGATGGCAATCCTGGAAGCAATAATTGAACGCGCTGGAACTGAGGATGAAGTATGAAAACTTCCTGGAAAACTTCATTAGCAGGCATCATCACGGCGCTTGGTGCAACATTGCAGCAAAGCACAGAACCTATGATCCATAGCATCGGCCAGTTCTTTCTGGCACTAGGGCCGTTACTGCTTGGCCTGGCAGCGCGGGATCATAACGTGTCGAGTGAAAAGGCTGGCCTGAAAGACAAATGACAACGTTCTATTGGGTTTGCTTGCTTTTTGTCACAAACACTTTTACCTTCGTGTTTACGTTATTGTGGACCGTTAACATGGTTAACAAAGTAAAGGCTGAAGAAGATCAGAGGTTGTTGTCTTCTCGTGACGCTTGGCAAGCTGTGGCACTAGCTAGCGGAATTTCTATAAAGAAACAATGAAAACAAAACTAGTGGTTTGCCTTTGTATTTGTGTTAGTGTTGTTGGTTGTGCTAGGTTTGGAACCAAACAAGTCGATTATCGGAAGGCTTACTATGAGAACGGCAAGGTTAAAGAGATTACAAAGATTAGCACGCTCGCCAAGAGTGGAACGTTCGCCGATGCTAAGTCAAAACTTGCAATCTGGACAGCCGAACAAACCGAATTCAAACAAGGTGCCAGTGTTGGAGGGCTTGGACAAGAAAGCCAGGTTGGAACAAATCTAACTGAGCTTGTAAAGTCTGTTGTGGATGGAGCCGTTAAAGCCGCGATTCAGAGCATTAAACCATGAAAGATGACCCAAACGCGTTTCGGAATTGGTTGACTACACTGTTTGCTTGTTGTGGTATAATGATTACCCTTTTAACTGGCTGGTCGAATCTTACAAATCAACTAACGACCTTGAAGACCGAAGTTCAGTTTATCTCGGCACAAATCATCATGTTGCGAACCGCTGTTGAAACACACATTGCACTCCCTACTCATCCTGTAGCGGAAGAGCGCACGAAACAGTTGGTGAAGGAGATGATCGACGCGTTGGATCGGATTGTAAAGCTAGAACAGCGAAAGCCGTAAGTTTCAATAGCTTAACGTTTATAGCTAATGCCTAAAGAGGTTCTACAAGATTTTCGATTCGGCTTGGACACAAGACGTTCAATGTTAACGTCTCGGCCTGGTGCGTTGTTGGAGTGTAAAGACGCTGTTGTGAACCAAGGTGGGCAAATTGAGCTACGAAAAGCCTTTGTGCCGGTTTCATGCGCTCCTTCTGTTCCTTCTGGGATTACTGCTTTGTTAGGCTGTGAAGCATTAACAAGCAGGATTGTGTTATTTGGCGGTGAGGCTGATGCAGCGGCAGGAGCTTGGCTACCTGCAAATACGGCTTACTATCGGATTTATCGTGCTTATGGTTGTCAAGTCAACCTAAGCAGTGGAACGTCTGGTAGCACAACTATAACAGCGCCGAAAGTTGGCGGCGGGACTGCTGTTACAATCGCTTCTAGTGTTGCTTGGAGTAGTTCTATTGCAGGCACAGTTACGGCTGTTATTGCAGCCATAAACGCCGGAACAGCAACACATGGTTACTCGGCTCAAGGCACAGGAGCATACTTCACGATCAATTCGCCGCCTTCGGTTAGAAACGATGCAAAGACTCGAATTACAATAACCGTTACTGGGAACTTGGTTTACGCTAAGGCATACTTGATTCCAAGTGCTAATGCAACTTCAGTTATTTGGTCAACCGTTTACGGTGGTTATGTTTGGTTGCTGGCTGGGTTAGACGATGATTCAATTTGTGCTTTTTACTGTAATGGTGTTGCGCCGTATGAGGCTAACCCACTTGTGCAGTCGTTTGAAGGTCTGATCTTAAAAGACCGTGTTAGTGGCAATCCAATGTCAACAGATGAGTTTATGGCCGTGCTTGCTCAGTCTGTTGCGAATATTCCAGGCAACTTGTATAAAGGAACACACTCGCCTGTAACACCGACAACAAGTCCGATTCAGGGATTAGGAGCTAGTCAGTATAACACGGACGTTGTTAATGTTGGAGACATTGCGGTTATTAGTGCAGTTATTGATTCAACATCAAAGGCTGGGGATGAAGGTAAACAATCAGTTGGTGGGTTTACAATTACTGGTGGTGCTCCAGGTTCTCCTACTTCTGACAATGGTATAGTTTCAGTGAAGGTTGGTTCAACTGAGTTGTTAGTTGGCGCTCCTGACCAAGTCGATTTTGTTACAGACGTTCACACAACCGTTGTGGCTGTTGTCACGGCTATTAACGCCAATTCTGGTGTTTCTGGTTACAAGGCTACTGCTGGAAAAGACACTATTACGATCTACTCAGTTGCGGTTGGTGCAGGCGATGCAACATTGACTGTCAAAACAAAGGGTAACGTCACAACCGACTTTGCAATTCTGAATTTCTCTGGGACTTCCTTTTCGTTGACAAACATAAACGTTAATGGAGGAAATCGGCTTTCTGTTTCATTAGACTATCCCGGAGCATATTCAAGCCTTTCAGACTATGTTGAAGCTATTGCAACGGCAGTTCGAGCTTCGGTTACTATAGCCGGGGTAAAGGTCTTAGCGTATCATCCAACAGGTAGTAACTTGCTTTACCTGTCTCGAAACCTTGTTACTTGCAAAGACCCAATATTAGCAATTAACGCACTTTGGACTGGAGACGCTGTAATTACTTCTGGAGCCGGACAACCATCTTCTGCCCTTGCTACTATAAAGGGTGGAACAATACTCGAAGAAGTTGTTGGGGCGATGTGGATTGGAGGCGTTACCGTTCGACGCGGCCTTAATGCTTCTAATGCCATTACTAATGGAAAGTCTGTTCACGTTGACCCAAGTGGCGGAAAACCGCCTTATTCGTTCCTGTGGGAGTTTGGTCCAATTCCTAAAGATTGTCCATTCGATGTTGCGTTTTTAGATCGAACGAAGCAAACTACTTTGATTTACTCTGCGTTTAAAATTGAAGTTTTAAAGACTCCAGCCGAACTATTACCAAAAGGCTTTTTTAACGTGTTTTGCACCATAACTGACTCTGCTGGTGTTGTTGTAACAAGTCCGAACATTGTAATAATGTATTAAGATGCCAACACCGTCTTACTCAATGCAGATGTTAACCAGTCTTAGTTGCATGACTGGAGGGGCTCCTATAGTTTCTTCGTCTGGACCAATAACTGGATTGACTTTTGGTGGAACTCGTGTTGTTGGAGATAAAACATCGGTGCTTTTGTCTGACTTAACAACTGGGCTTACTCTCTTAGCAGGAGCCGGACGTTTTACTGGAGCTGTTGGAACCTTCTGTTTCACCTTTAAGGACAAAGAATATGTTCTTGCTGGTCCTCTTGTGTTTATGTCTGCTGTTGGTGATCCGACAGACTTTAACAACGAAAACGAAGGCACGACAGCAGGTCAAATCAGAATGACGAATAAGGTTGGAACAGCAGAGAATCTAGTTTCGATTGCTTCATTCCAACGTCGGCTTGTTTTCTTCTCACGAAACACAATTCAAGTTTGGGCAATTGATGCAAACCCGCTTGCTTGGGCACTTGAGCAGGTTCTACAAAACATTGGGTCTTTGGCTCCAGCGTCTGTTCAGTCTATTGGTGACTTGGACGTTATGTTCTTGAGTGATACTGGTATTCGTAGCCTTCGAGCTAGAGTTGCCGTTCAAGATGCTTACGTTGACGACCTTGGTTCTCCGATTGACTCATTGATCCAAGCGGCTGTGCAGACGAGTCCAAGCAACGCAGCCATTACACAAGGGATAACAGAACCAACTTCTGGGCGGTATTGGCTTTATTTAAATGACGGAACAACGCCTTATATCTACGTCTTTAGCAACTTCCCGTCTTCAAGTGTGAAGGCATGGAGCCGATTTCGGGCAATTGATAGTGTTGGTTCGGCGTTTGTTCCAACGAAGTTCGTTGTGCTAAACGGACAGGTTGTGGCGTTTGACAAAACAGCCAAGAAGTTGTATTACTACGGTGGAACTGCGGCACCGTTTAACAACTACAATCGGACATCAGCAACACAAGCTCAAGTGCAACTTCCTTGGTTGGACCTACGTTCACCAGTTACGTTTAAGATTGCAAAGGGTATTCAAGCTGACTTTATTGGTGGCTGGCAAATCAAGTGTGGAATGAGTCCAAAGTCTGGGATTTTAGCAGCGGATGTTGTATATGCGGCAACAACCTACTCATTCGATGATGGTATTGTTCCTTACAACGCTAGAGGCACTCATTTTAGTGCAGAGCTAACAACTACTGCGATAACAGGAGCCGCTGTCTTTTCTGGCCTTATGTTTAACTACGAGTCAACTGAAGATGAATGATTTGCAAATAACACAAGTTCGGGTTTGCACGCCACAAGACATTGATCCTTTGTGCAAACTTGCAGCAGTTGACAATCACGCTGTGATTGCACCGGGCTATATTGTTGAAAAAGGCCAACAAATCATTGGCTACGTTGGTGTTATTCCGTCTTTGGTTGTTTGGCTTGATTCCCAACGTGCACAAGCACGAGACAGCCGGTATGCGCTTAACGTAGTTGAAAACCTACTGGCATTACAAGGACAGGCTCTTGTTGGTTTGCCTTGTGAAGACAGTTCGCCGCTTCGTCCTTTTCTTGAAAAGATTGGTTTTGTTGAAATGAAAAATTCGTCCTTTTTTGTAAAACCCCTACACTAATATGTGCTTTTCTAGTGGATCAAGAAACACCGAACGGTTGTTACAACAACAACAGGAGCAACGTCAACAAAACATTCAAGAAGGCGTTACTCGGATTAACAACGCCTTTAGTGGTTTTACGCCAGAGTTCTACAAGCAGGCAGAAGGGAATTATCTGGCTTCGGCATTACCACAACTGGCTAATCAGTATCAAGCAAACACTGCTCAATTAACTTCAGGCTTGTCAAACAGGGGTTTGTTGCAGAGTTCGGCTGGGCAACAAGCTCAACAGGGATTACGCCGACAAAATTCATTGGCGTCAACCCTACTAGCCAATCAATCTCTTGGAGTTGGACAAGACTTACGTCAGCAAGTGCAAAACCAAAAGACGGCTTTAATTAACCAACTTCAACAATCAACGGACCCAACGTTAGCTGGTCAACAAGCCCTTGCAGGTGCGGCTTCAATACAGGCTCCATCATTGCTTTCACCACTAGCCAACATGTTTCAGAACTTCTCAAACATTTATTTGGCCGATCAAGTTAATCGTTACTCTCAACCGTCTTATCCATTTGTTGTTAGTCCGGCTGGTGGAAAAGTTCGGACTGGAAACTTCTACTATTAACCTATGAGCTTTTTGACTTTATTAGGAATGGGTATTGCAGCAGCAGGAACAGGCACGTCAATGGCTGCGGCATCTAGTGGTAGGAACGCTGCAAACCGTGCAATCCAATCCGGCTTGCAACAACAAGAAGAGTTTCAACGACAGGCAAGCCCAGTGTTTCAACAAGCGTTGCAACAAACTGGTCCTGTTAACGCTCAACAGCAAATTGGAACTGGAACACAGGAAGCAACGGATTTGTATGGTCAGATTAACCGACTTCCGTTAAACGGAATTGTTAACCCATACGCCGCTTCCCCTCTTGAAGTTGCAAGAACAAATGCACAGATTGCACAGCAACAGAAGGCTCAAGCGGCATTGCAAGGACTTAGAGCTTGGCAGGTTGGGCAGGGACTCAATTCAGCAGATGTTCAAAATCAGCTTAATGTTATTAGTAACTTGGCTAAGAGTTCGGCAAACTTAACTCCGATACAAGCACAGTTAGCAGGACAATCCTCAGCAAACCTTTCTGGGCTTGGAAGCTTAATGTCAACTGCTGGGATGTTAACTGGATTGGCTGGTGTAACTAGACCAGGAGTTCCAGCATGGCAACAAAACATTTCGAATCGAGTTGGAGTTCTTCGTGGAGCAATAAGATAAAGTTATGACTAATTATCTTTCTGGATCATTGATGCAGGATGCGTCGGCGTTAGGTCAAAACCTTGGGAGTAGCCTTGGTAATGTTTGGATGCAGCTTCCACAACTACGGGCCACGCAACGCCAGCGAGAACTTCAAAACATGATGGGGATGCAAGAGTATGGGCTTCGACAAAGGGAAGTGGCTAGTAGAGAGAACCTGAATACATTACGTGGAGGGCTTTATACTGCTGAGACTGGGCTTGCAAAAACCAAACAAGTTGGTGAACAAGGTAAGATTGATGCTCCGGGGCTGATTGACGAAGCTGTTTTACAAATAGCAACTCAAGGCAACACGCCGCAAAACCGTTCTCGGCTTGTTCGTGCGTTTTCACAGCTTGATCCAGAAACAGCAGCATCACAAACCATTCAAATGATGGGCTTCCTTGGCTCACAAATTGGTAAAGACCCAACGCAAAGTTTTGTTGCAGCTACGGGTAAGCCTATAGACTACTTACAAAGACAAGTAGGCGAAGCTGACATTTCGGTTGGTCCAGACGGGCAGATGATTTTTGGAACAACTAAAGTGCCCGCTGGGACTATGGCTGCACTTGGACAGATTGTGGCACCTGGACAACAGCCAACTCAACCATCTTTTGTTGTCAATCCACAACGTCCGGCGGCAACTCAAAACACTGGAATGCCTCCAGGTGTTCAAGGTGAAATTGCTCGTGGTGCTTTTCAAGAAACACCAGCTAGTTTTCGATCTGGTTTATCAAACATCCTCCAAACACTTAATCCTTACTGGCAAACTGTTCCCGCACAACAGCAACAACAAATGCCGACGTTTGTTGCGCCGTCTGGTCAAGCTACAATGGCACAGCCAACTATTAGAACGAATACTCCAACAGCAGGGCCTTCACAGCCAAGAACTCCAAGAGAAGTTTCTAGTGTTTACAATTCTGAAGTCGAAGCTAGAGCAGCAGGCTTGCAAGCAGGAGATATCTTTCAAATGATTGTTGACGGACAACCTCAACGAGTAAGAATTGTTGATTAAATATGCCACTAGAGGTTTTAAGTCCAACAAACTCGCCAAGGTCTGTTTCACGATCTAGTTTAGGGCCAAGGTTGGAGCTTCTTGGGCCAGCGATGCCGTTAGTGCCAGTTGTTTCAGCTTCTCTTCGTCCTTCTGTTGAGAAAGTTCCTGTAACACGTTCTACTCTTGCAGGCAGTTTTGCACGTCCAACAACTGTTGAGAGACAGGATGGGTTGTTTCAAAGGCTGTCTTCAATGGAGCGTGAAGTATCTACTCCCAAGTTGCTTTCTCCAAAAGATCAAGCCGCGTCCAATGAAGAGCTTATTCAATTGATTACTGGCGAAACAACTGCATTCGGTGGCCCGTTTCCAACAATCACCGGAGCGGAAATGCAATCTGCGATTCCGGCCTTGCGTAATTATCCGAATGTTGCCAGCGTTATTGCTAATATTTCCAACCAAGGAACTAAACCACTAGTAGATTTTCCAAGAACATTGCCGGGAGCGGCTATGGCAGTCGCTGCTCCTAGTGCGGGTTTGACTGGGTTGGCGGGCGTTGCAGGCAAAACTGTCCTTGGTAAATTCATTTGGGATGCCTTGCAACATACTCCGCAGTTAGTGCAAGACACAGAGAATGCGATTCGTTCTGGTGATCCTGGAAGAATTGCCGGAGCAATCACTGGTCTTACACTTAACAGCACGATTGCTATTGGTGCTAGTCGTGGATTAAAGAAAACACTGGCTCGTGAAGGTATTCAACAAACGCCTTTAGGCGAAGTTCTTCCAACACAAACCGAAACATTCTCGTCAAAAGGCACGTTTAAACAGTTTGTAGAACGCTCGGATGTTGACATTGCTTCGCTACGACAAAAGCCTGTTGTTGATTTACAAGAGGGTGCGGTTAAACCGGTAGTTGAACAATTGACGCAAAAGCCAATTGCTGAAACACCCAAAGCGCCGGAGCTAATGACGGAGCATGAATGGAATGTTGCGGTTCAAGAAATGCTTGAGAGGGTTACACTTGAAGCAAAGGCAGAAACGGCGAAAGCGCCTGTTGAAATGACAGTTGAACGATTTCCTGATGGAATAAAGGTATCTGGGATAACGGTTCCAAAAGAAGCTCAAGGAAAAGGTCTTGGAACTCAAGCAATGAAAGTTCTTATTGCTGAGAGCGATGCCACAGGAAAACCAATCTACCTTACCGCTAGCGCTGAAGCTGGGAAACAGGATGCTTTAAATCGGTTCTACGAGCGCCTTGGTTTTGTTCAATACAAGACAGATCCTCTTAGTGGAAAACCAATGTATGTCTATAGACCTTCTAAGAACCTTTTAAATGATGCTCAAGCAATAGCTAAGTGGTATGTCCGTTTTAGGAATGCCTATAATAGTGATAATCCATATCTTAACCTAAAACAAGTGCTTGAAGAGTTACCAGATGCTAAAACCGCTAAAGAAAGTAAGTTTGCAGGTTCTCTTGCTAGAGGCACTTCAACATCAGCAGTTGGAGCAGTTATCCATGAAAACATTCCAATACATGGTGAACCGTTTGGGTTGTGGAGAGCCAGAGTTTTAGGAGAATTTCCCTTAGATAAACCGATGCCTAAAGGCTGGAAAGACAGCATGGAGAAAGCCGCTCTCGTCACTCCGCCTGAGTTGACAACAGTGGAAGCCATATCACGTATTAAAGACGAACTAGGAGAAGATGTTTTTAGGAGAGCCGTTAAATTCTACGCAGAAAGTTATGGTAATGCTGGTGAGATAGGCGTTCACGCTGCATTACTCGCAAAAAATTATCTAAGACCTCAATATAGAAGCGCTCGTGTCTTAGACGCTATTGCTAAAGCAAAAGCTGAGATAGCCAATGAGTTAACGGCAGGCAAGCCAGCAATTGAACAACCAATAGTTGAACAATCAACTCAAAGAACTCCAAATGCCCTTAATCAAGAAACAATCCAAGCAGGCACACAGCCAGAACGTGCAACGGTTAGTCAAGGAGGGATACCCTCAGAAGCAGGCCGTAGCGATAGCTTACAGCGTGCAGCGAGCAGTCAAGAAACACAAGCAGTAGGTGGGAAACCTCCTGTTATTCCTTCAACTGTGCCGCCTACGTCACCTACAGAAGCAAGAAGTGCAGGATCACCAATGGCAATGCCTGGAGCAAGCCCGATTCCTCCTGTTATTCCTCCTACTTCGCCTCCTAGCGTTCCTCCAGTTCCGCCGATAATCCCAGGGGCTGCTTCCAGTGGAGCGAGTAGAGGAGGTGGCCCTGAAAAAACTGGTCTTTCGTCAAAATTAGGAAATTGGTTGAAAGCTGCTTCATTAAAGCGCGAAATAATCCCCGCTGCAATAGACACAGTTAAAAATTCAGCAAACTTGTTTGCTAGAGAAACGCGAAACTCTATTATTGACAGAGCAAAAAGCATTGTTGGAGTCTGGACAAAACAACTTGAGAACGCACTAACTTTTGTTGTTGAGGCAAAAGGTGACCTTAACGCTCTTCAAGAAATGAGAGTTAAGATTGAAACCTCTGCAAATAGTGCTAAAGCTGGAAAATGGAAGCTTCGTGCATTAAACGCAATTACTATCGCAGAGAACAACTTTCCTCGATTAGTTGACGTTGCTAAAGAATTTGATAGTGAAATGCTAAACCAAGTTGGACGGGAAAATGCAAAAGGAATTCCAACTGAAGTTAGGTCTGGTTACGTTCCGCATATTCAGGATTTAAGTGACGTGAACGCAACTCTTTTTGAGCTTGGTGGTTCTCGTGGTCAAGGTTCTGGTGGCTTTACTCATCAAAGAACTCATCCGACTTTTGCAGACAGTATAGCGGCTGGGATTAAGCCAAAAGAGCTTAATGCATTAGATTTATTGGAGCATCGTTTGCGAGCAGGTAATCGCCGGATTGGAATGACTGATTTTGTTGATGCTCTCAAAGACGTAGTTGATCCTGAAACTGGAAATCCAATATTTCAACAACCAACAACGCGTGTTCAACAGCTTCCAACTGGTCCAGGACGAACTGAAACCATTGTGCCAATAGGCTATCATCTAAAGCAAATCGGAGGAAGTCCTATTGCAGTGCATAAAGCATACTCTGGCTTAATTGAAAATTTAACTGGAGAAAGTGCGTTTGCTCTATCAGGTACAGGACGCGTAATAATGAATTCGGCTGGAGTAGCAAAGCACGTTTTGTTGATGTTTGATTTTTTTCATGCGGTAAGGTTGGCTGTATATTCTAAATCGGTTCAAGGATTAAAAGGATTAAGGTCGTCCTACGGAAAGGGACTGCAAATTCTTGAGAATGATGAAGGCACTCTAAGAGCAATGACAAGAAGAGGCGAGATTCCAGAAGCCTATTTACCTGAGATTTTGGAGAAGAAGCGAATTGTTAATTTGGGAGTTAAAACCGGCTTTAACGTTGGACGAATAAATGACGCGCTCTATACAGAATTTGTTCGGGCAATTCCTTTGCTTGGCCAATACAATCGTTGGCTCTTTGACTCTTTCCAACGTGGGTTAATGGCAGAAACCTACGTTATTCAATTTCGGCGTGAAGCTAAACAGTTCCCAAACAAAAGAGAGTCAGAGATCGCTAGAAATGTTTCAAAAAACCTCAACGTTAGGTTTGGGAACTTAATGAGTCAATCATGGATCAAAAACAAAACCTTCACGGACTTGTTACGTTTAGTTTTTCTTGCTCCCCAATGGAACGAAGGATTGATTAGGAGTGAACTAGGAGGGCTTAGACAATTTGGAAAGGTTCCTATTGATGCCATTACAAAGCGTAGGCTTATTGTTGGTGCTTTAGGCAGAAGTATGGGAACAATCTTTGCAACTTACTTTTTAGGCAATCAAGTAATAAACTATCTAACTAGAGGCAAGCCNACTTGGGAAAATGAAGACGATCAACCTGGGGCTAAGATTTCTGCTTGGATTCCAGACATTCTAGGTAAAGAAAGCGAAGGGTTTTTCTTAAATCCACTTTCATTGTCTGCTGAACTTATTCACCAAGTTGCTAATCGAGCCGAGCAAACTCATAGCATTTTTGAAGGGCTTAACAACGTTCTAGATTACAAGCTTGGACCCATAGGAAAAACACTTAATGTTTTAAGGACTGGAAAAGATTGGCGAGGTAAGCCACTTGACGACTGGGAACGTGTTCAAGAAGCTTTTCTTGCCGGACTTCCAATCCCCATTCAAGCGCCAGCAATTTATCAAGCAATTCGTGGGCAAGAGAGTTTTCCAGGCCAAGCACAGAAGTCTCTTATGGGTTCTCTGGGATTCAAGTCTGACACAAAGAAATCAAGCTTCAAGGAAAGGGTAGAACAAGCTACTACTTTACCACTTGAAAAGAGTTCGATTAAAGAAAGGGCGCAAGCGATTAAGTCTTTTCCAGAAAGGCCCATGAGAGAACCGTCAAGCAAGCTACTTGGAACAATTAAAGCAGCTAAAGCGCAAGAAAAACGTGACACCTATATTCAAAAGCGCCTCACAGAAGAGGCTCAAGTTTGGTTAGATCAAAACAAGCTTAGTTGGGCTGGTTTTGGGACGGTGGTTGAAGATCAAGAAAGAATTCCACTAACCGACAAGGAGGAAACCCACTATCGCCAGCTTGTTTCAACAGGTTACAACGAAGCCATTAAACGACTGATGGACGATGATACTTTTGAAGGACAAGACCAAGCCAAGAAGCAATCTCAGCTAAACCTTTTGCTTAAACGAGCCAAGCAGCGGGCTAGGAAAGAACTTGAGCAGGTTGTTGAGGAAGGAAAGCTACGTTAAAACGGAAAACGTTAGCGGTCTTCAACACTCTATCTTCAAAGTTTGTTTTGTTCGTTTCTCTTCTTTACTTCAGCGGCTTTCCGGGCCGTGCAGATCATTCGTTTAGTTACTGTAATCGGTCCTCCCTCAAAACGTAGGTTTACAGGAACCTCAAAAATCGTTTCAAGCTCGACAAGTTGCCCGGTTTCGTTGATTAGGTTTCGTTTCACACTAAAAACCTCGTACGGTTCAAAGTCTTTTTGCATTAACTCGTTGAACTTCTTCTCAGGCAACCAGCCATCATTGTCTTCGAGCGAATCAATAAGCCGTTGAATTGGCAACGCAAGTTCGTTTCTGCCGCTTGCAACAGAAAGCTTTTGGATGTTCCGCTCAACACTACTAAGCATTTCAAGTGCTCTGTCTAAGTTAGACGCTACAAGCATTCCAGTTGGGTTTGAATCAGCAACGTCTAGCAACATTGTCATTTTAATAACATGCACGTCTTTAGAACGAATGTAAGACTTGAACAAGGACGAATCTCCAAGACGGCGCAACGTTTGTTTGTTGTCATCATACCACTTTCGGAACGTAGCTTCTGCTTTTGTCTCCCATAAGTATTCACGAGTGTAGCTTTTCAAGCCAACAAGATGACTTAATATTCGTTGTTGGGCATCTAATGCTTCTGGGGATAAAATCACGATTGGAATGGAAGTAAAGGTTCCGTCTTCTTGTCGTGCGTCTTGCTCATAAACAAGTAGCATTCGACGAAAGATTCCGCCGGTGATGACATGGCCTCGAAGCTTGCTAGATAGGTAGTCCGGTGGCACGCAAGCTAGCATGTTCACAGTAGGGTTTAGCAAATCTTCCAGCCCTCGTTTAATTGTGCTACTCTTGAAAAACGGGCTTTCGTAAACATCACAAAGGAAAGTCAACATTCCTTTATCGTTGAAAGACATGAAGTTTTCAAGCTCGTTGACAAACAACATCATTGGACAGTAATCAATGTCGCTGCCATTTTGATCCTTGAAGGTTCTCATGCCGTCTGGACTTGCCATTTCTAACACCATACCTTCTCTGGAAGTAACACTACTTCCAACTGGCATGTTAGGATAGGCTGTTTTGAACAACGGCCATGCGACGGATGTTACTACAGTGGACTTCTTGTTTCCTTGTTCTCCGACAAGGGTTATGTAGTTCATTCCGTGATGGAAGATGTTTCCTTGACGGACGTAAACCTTACGATGAATTGCGGCGCCGAGTAGTCCTATGGCTCCGAAATAGGCGTAGTTTTTGGGGATTTCATAGCATTGACAGTGGGTCCAGAAATCGTCCACTAGGTTTGACATTAAGCCTCTTCATTAAATGTTTCCAATGCTTGAGTCTCCCCAACTAGGACTATAACTGCCATCGTATGGGATGACAAGCTTGGTCCCTGCAATTTCAATTACGTTGTTAAACCAACTTCTTATTTTGTCAACTGCCCACTCCGTATCGGCTTGTTTGAATTGCATAACAAGCTCATCGTGGACTGAGAGAAGAGGTTCGACCCTAAGAGAATTAGCCGAAGTCCGGTTATCTTGGTCTTCCCAAAGACGGAGTGTGGCAAGGTTGACCGCGTATGTTGTATTAGCTTGTGGTTCAAAGCTAACAAGCTCACCAAGGATTTGCTCTTTGCGCCCGTAAAAGCGACGAACTTGCCCACTTGCAGCGGTAAGAGTTGGGATTCCACGGGTTGAATCCAAGACACGTTGATAGTGTGATTGATAGAGTTCATAGTTGTAACGGCTTCGGATTGCACGTTGAAAGACTTTGACTTCGGACTCAGATAGATTGATTTTGCCGTAAGACTCAATGAATGCCTCTTCAGCAAGACGCTTGGCTCCCATAGTGTAGCATGTTCCCCAAGCCCCTTTTTTGCTGAAGAAGTATTCCCAATCGTCTTTGTTGATTTTCTTGACGAGCTGTTTGATTTCATCACGCGTGGAAACAGCTATGTCAGCGGCTCCGTATTTGAAGATATAGGCAACAACTTGTGCGGGCTTTAAGCCAACAAGCAAATCATCAAGCATTGTGCTATCACCTAAAGAGGCTAGACGCGCGCCGATTGTCCAACCGTCGGCACCTTTTAAGTCGCATTTAGCAATCCAACAACCTTGGTCAGCAATGTAGAGGGTGCGAAGACCTTCGGATAGTAGGCTTTCTTCCGGTAAATCCCAGTCAGAAGAAATTGTTTGTGGGTTAGAACCAACTCGCTTGCTTTGATTTAGGTCAACGGACTTAGAACCTGTGATTCGTCCGGTTTTAGAGCCAACAATATTAAGGGAGTAGCGCATTCGGCCATCAGAAGATGGAACGATTGAAAGCATTTGCGCGCGGGTTCGATGTAAGGTAATCTCTTTGACTGTTTCAACAATTTGCTTTGCGGCTTCTGTTGAGAATTTCTTTAGGCGAATTCTTTCTTGTCCCAATAACCGTAATAGATTTAGCATTGCAGCAAAGTCAGTAGTTACATGGAATTCGCCGTCAGCGTCTTTTTTGTATTGTTTTGGCAAGCCGATTGTTTCGTAAAGGTAAGTCTTTAGCTTATTTCCCTTTACGTTAAGGGACATTCCAAGCTCAACATTCAAACGACCTAGTTCGGCTTCAGATAACGTTGAGTTGGATAAGGTTGTTAAAATCCAATCTAATGCTTCTTCGTTGTCCTTTTTTGNCTTTGTTGGATTATTCTTATAGCAGAGAACCTGACGAGCAAAGCTTTCAACTTCGCTGTGGTTTGCTATGTTNCAAGTATGCCCAAGGCCGAATCCAGTTTGCTGATCCAGTTGATATTGAAGCTTGTAAACATGTTCTTGGACTTCGGCTAAGCGAGCTTTGGCAGTCTTTCGATCATACAAAAACCCTTTGCATTGCATATAAAGCAAAGGATCAAGGAGTTTCTTGTTTAGGGCATAGTGCCGTTGTGAAGACGCACTAAGTAGTACTTCTAGAGCCTGCGAGTTCTCAAGTGTTGTTGCGCTGTCACGACAACAATATCGAAAGAAAGTGTCTGTGTCAGTTGACTTTAAGTCGTGTTTGTAAAACGGTTCGTCGCCAAGAATGGAGTTCTGAAACGCAAGGTCCTTTGGAAACTCGCACCATAGTTCCCAGAACTTTAGAAGAGTGTCATCAAGGATCATAATAAACTAGCCTTCATAGAACAGGAATTCCGTGTCCATGCTGTAACACAAACCTGTCATAAGCACAGTTTTGAAACACCTTTGGCACGGCCTCATCCAACATCACTCTAGCAAAGGCTTGTAGGACTTTGGCTTCGTCTTCTTCGGAGTCCCAGTAAGACAACCCGTCCAATCGAATAAACGGCACAAGGAAGCTACTTTGAGGGCTTCTTGCGACTGAGCAGCAGATAAAGGATTGAATTCCACCTTCAATGTCGTAGCTACAAGGCGTGTTGTTGGTTTGGATTGATTCAAGTCTTGAGATAAGTTCATTGGCTGAGAGGTTTGTTTCAATGGTTCGTTTGGGAGGTTCATTCGTGGATGTTGTTGAGTGACGTTTGGCTTTTTTTAGATCGAAGATCAAGATCGGGACTTCGCTGTATTGGCGAAGACAGTAGGCTGGGTGATAGGTAGCAAGACACTTCATTCCTTCAAAACGGCCAGAAGCAACAAACAAAGTGCCACGGTAGTCCATGATCGAAAACTCACCAAGGAAGGCCCTCAAGGCTGTTTTGCCTAATAGCACACAGAGATTTGGCCTAAATTGATCCAGGTCAAGCTTGAGTTGGATCAAGCCGTCTTGAATTTCTGGACCATCCCACGTAAAAGTCGAAATGTCGTTGTCTGGTGGCCGAGCTTGGCATATGTTTCCAACAAACACACTTTCTCGTCGAATCCCAGCTTGGGCCAAGCATTGATTTAGAAGCCAACCTGAACTTCCTACAAACGGTTTTGGCGTAGGCTTGAAGCCGTTTCCATTGCAGTTTGGGCAAAAGGCCCTTGTTACGCCAGTCTTGAAACCAGGTTGACGGTAGATACGGGAAAACTCATGCTTGCAGGACTGACAGGTTTGCCATTCAACTTCGTCCAAACCGGGAGCCTCGCCAACAAGAGCAATCGGCACAGTGTATTGACTCGTTGGAAACTGGTTAGGGACAACTGTTCTTGTTAATTCCATGTTAACAAGAATTAAAGACTGGTTCCCCTTAAACGATCTAACACAACGTTTGTAGCGAACAAAGCTTGCAAAACAAGCAGCTCATCGTAAGTGAATTCACTTAACTGGTTTAGCAAGTCTTTTGCAATTGGTATGCGTAGGTTTGTGTCATTAACGAAACCGACTGCGATTACAACTGGTCGATGAATTGCAGCAACAGCCAAGACCTTAGCTTGAAGACGGTCTAATAAGGCTTGTTCGGGAGTGCCTTGCAGAGGTTGTAGAACATTCTTGCTTTCAAGAATTTTAGAAACCTTGGCGAGAGCGTGATGACGCTCTTCTGGAGAAGGAGTTGGCATAAGGGTTGTGTTAGGTTAGATTGTTTTGCTGGAATGCAAGTAGTCAAAAACTACCTTTGTTGATTTCAAGTCTTCAAGAGCGTCATGTGTATGTTCTGGGTCTTTGCCTGTAACATACTTGTAAGCCTCGGAAAGTTTTGGCCATTTTGGTTTGCCAAACTTGCCCGGTAGGTTGCAAATCAAAGTCATGACTTGCATGGTGCAGAATATAGGGACTTTAATGGCTTCAAGCCCTTTTCGCTGAAGCTCGTTGTTCATTATGAGAACATCAAAAACAGCATTGTGGGCAACTAGCAAAGTTGCGGTTTGAAGGAAGCCGTTGAAGGACTTGATTAGCCAGTTAATGTTTACACCGACTTGAGTTGCAAGGTCAGTAGTTATGCCATGAATGTTTGAAGCTTCAAGAGGGATTTCAAAGCCTTCTGGTTTGACGATGTAGCAAAATGAATGCAACGGGCGAATGTTGTTTGAAGCAAAGACTTGACAAGCAAGTTGCACAAGCCTTGGCTGAGAGTTGTCTGTAGGCGGAAGCTTGAAGTTGGCTTTGCCAGTTGTTTCACAGTCGAATAGCATTGTCATATAGTTAGGCGTCTAATCGCTTCTTACAAAACGGACAGTTTTCCGTTTCTGTCGTGATACGCTTTACGCCTGCTCCGAGTTGGTAAAGTTTGTATGGTCTGTTTCTACATGACAACTCAGCAACTAGCCATTTTATTGCTGGATTGTAACCAGTAGTTTCGTCAATTGGTAGGTTCGCGTCTAGTAATTCTCTAAGCCGAGAAGTCCATTGTAGGTTTACTCTTTTTAACATACGAGGTTCAAAGAAATTTTGCTCGGCCATTCTCCGAGCGGGCCTTACAGCGTGTCCTGTGCGGAACGTGAACTTACTCCTTCAAGAGCCAAGCATTGACCTTGTTAGACTCTTCGAACTCGTCACTGGCTTTCTTGATGCCGATTTTGGCTCGGCCTACTTTGCCACAAAGCAGCTTTGTGTTGTGAAGAAACTGATTAGGGTCTCCTTGCAATTGAAGTCCCTTGAACATCAAACCGATGTTGCGGACGATGTTGCGCTTTGGCATCTTTTCAGTCGGAGTCAAGTGATAATATTCCCGGAACTTGAAACCGGTTGGAAGGGTTTGGCCTTCGGTGCCTTGAGTGTCATTGAGGGTTTCCCAGGTGATATGTAACCCACGGCTGTTCTCTTTTTGCTCGCTGTTTTTGACTTCGGCTTCGCCAACACGAAGGTTGACATTGCAAGGAGCAATAACATCGCGGCGAGTGTCGATGTTGCTAACGTCACAGTCGAACAAGTCTGTTTCAGTAGAAGAGGCTACGTCTTCAGCCGAAACTTGGTCAGGTGTAGCAGGTTTGTTGTATTCATTAGCTGGTGATGTGTCCGCGAATGGGTCTTGATCTAGATCATTCATTGGTTTTATGGTTTTGACTTTTGCAGATTCAGTCTGCACGCTGTTTCGTGAATCGAAAGCTGGGTTTAAACTTCAACTTGGAATGGGGTTATTGCAATGTCGGTCAAAGGCAAGGTTTCTTTCTTATCCTGCACATAGGTTTCTGCTTCTTCTTGACTATCAAACTCCTTCTCAAGCTTACAGTCGTCAACGGTTGCTGAGAGTCGGAACTTGGTTTTGAATTCTTTGGGCTTCAAAATGCTTATGACGAACTCGGAATAAGACGAACCCGCGGCAAACGCGAGAAACGTTCCAGATTCGAACTTGAGTTTTAAGGCTTTAAACATCGTGCTTGTCGATGTTTCTTCCTCAATGGTCACTTCTTTTGGAAGAATTGTGATGATTTCTTTGATTGTTGCTTGTTTTAATGATTGCATGTTTCCTTTGTTTGTTTTGTTAGTTAATAGTTGGTTTCATAAATTGATTTGTAATCAGCTTTGCAAACGGCGGGAAGACCAAGAGGCCAACGTGCGCCAATGCCTTTGATTAAGCCGTGTGGTTGGGTTCGGACGTAGGCTTTTTGACCTTCAGTGTAGGCGTAAAAGAATTGACTGAAACGTGCGCCAACAAAGTCTCGAAGCTTGCTGTAAAGCATTGGACGTTCAGCGGCTTCTTTAGTGTCTTCGTTTTGCACGTTTTCGCTGTGGAACAAGAACACTGTGTGACACTGAAATTGACAAGCCCGTTTGATGATTTGATCTACCTTAAGACCGATCTTACCTGCCCACTTTCTAGCATCAACAAGCTCGGCAGCATTCTTTACGGCTTGGTGTCCATAGATGCAGTCGCTTAGTCCGGTTATATGGTCATAAACAAATGTCTTCCAAGGACACAACTTGAGTATAAGGTTAAGGCTCTCAGTCACAGCTTCAAACGTGTCCTTGTCTGGTGTTGGCCGGTAAAGAGTTTCAAGTGGAAGCCGGTTCAAGACTGAAAAATCAATTGCTGTGATCGGAGGCAGCTCTTCCGGCTTCTTCATGCAAGCCTCTGCAAGTGAACCGGGTTCAAACTTAGGTGTTTCTGTTGGGTTGTAACCACAAGGAGAAATCCATGTTATGGGATAGTCAGTTATGATATCTAGTCCACCAGAGTCATGACAAAAAAATAACATTGGCTTGGGATAAGTGCCAGCCGCACCAGTTTTCCAGGAAAACGGTGGCCCAAACCTGCCTTCTCGGATGAATTTCATTTAGGTTGCTCCGTAGAGCAAGTTGGGAGTGTTAAAACAAAATCTACTTGGACGTAAGGATCAAGCGAATTCAAAATCCGATAGTCATCAATGGCATAACCTAAGAGTCTTGGTCTTAGTTCTTTTAGCCCTAGCTCAATGACCTTTAAGAATTCAAACCGACTGAGTTTAACGCTTAAAATCGTTCGTTCGGTTGAAGTCATATTTTGTCTGTTGGTTGTTCTGTTTCCTCAAAAAGGTCTGAAGCCAAAGCCGTATATCCAGCAATGTCACAAAGGTTGTCACGTTGATGTTTGTTTGTTTCACGCACAAGCTTTAAAAGGATCATGCACAACGGGATTTTGTGAGGAGGGATATTAACACCAAGGATTGCAGACCAAAGTATGGCCAGTTTAGTCGCTTCTATGCTATAAGGCCCGTAGGCATCACGGCGGTCTTCTGTAATTAAGTCACTGGCTTCTTGCAAGAGTGAATGGATCATCTTAGGTTTTCAAGGAATTGGTTTAGTTCGACAATAGAAAATTCCGGCTTGGTCACTAACGCAAATTCAAGTTCGTCAATGTCAAGCCGAGCTTCTTCAGCATCTGCAAGGTAGATGCGTCTAATGGCTTCGCTGTTTACTCTGTTTTCACCTTGTATGACAAGTCGGTCCAAGCGTTGTTCTACGGTTTTAAGCCGTGCGCGAATCCTACGAGGATTGTTTGAGTTGATTGCTTCTTTTGTAAGCGTAGTCATGGGTTGACCTTTCTTAAGGGTGTAAAGTCATTGTGCGTGTAGTTGGTTGATGCAAGCAGTTCGTCCTTGTCTAAACCAGGGACTGTATCACAAACCGGCTTGAACATACAAGCTCCGAACTTGCCGACACAACTAGTCCTGAATTCAGTCCAAGTATCACGTTCTGCCAGCCAAAAGAGCCAGTTGAGTAGCTCTGTGGTTTGACGCTGCCATTCGACAAGTTGCCATTCGTAGATATGGGTTGAGTCTCGCTCAAAGCTACTTCTCCACCATTGGTCAAGCGTTTGGCCTCGTGGCTTCATCGGAGGAGTGCTTGTTCGAACAGCGTGGATCATTACTCCCGTGCAAGTTTGGCCAGTTGTTTGCTGTATTCCGGTAATGTAGCCTACAAACTGTGAACTACTGTTCTTGTCGTCAAAAAATGTCGAACCAAGGTTTGAGGTTGACTTGAAGTCCACAATCCAAAGCTTGTTGTTTTCCTTTACAACCATGTCGATTTTGCCGCAGTAAAACACTCGAATGGTTTGGCCACGAAGCTTAAAAGAACCGAATTCATAAACAAATGGTAGTTCAACGGCGGGTTTACCGTTTATGGTTGCAATCTGAAACGATTCTTCAGTGTAAATTTGATTATACCGCACGATAAACAACTCAAGCAAGTGCGAGAGGCTGTTTCGTAGGTCTTCTGGATCATTCCAGGTTGTCTCGTTCCAAAGCTGTTCAAGCAACGTTACTTGCTCAGCTTCTAGTTCTGGCGTGACTCGATTGTGTAACACTTTAGAGTAGCGACACTCTAGCAACCTATGGAGGATTGTCCCACGCCGAAGTGCATCTTGTGGTTTGGTTCGATGCAAGACATACTGATGAAAGAACTTGCGTGGGCATTCTCGCAAGGTTTCAAGCATGGAGTTGTCAACAAAAAGACAACCAGACATTAGGATGGATTCAAGAGGTTGCATTTTATAGACTCTCTAAGAACAAGTTTAGTTCGCTTTGCTCCGTTTGCTTTCGTGCCTTTACAACTGAAGGGCGTTTTGAGAAGGGTTGAACCGCTTCTCGTTTGGCTCGAATTGTGCGAACGTGTTCTAGCAACGTGCTACGGTCCATTGTTGCGACTGGGTTTGGACACAACGAGGCTAGCGGGTTGGTGGGCATGAAGTTAATCCCATCCCTTTGAGGGAAATTCTTGCTTCAGGCCTTCTAGGTTGTTGTAAATGTATGCTGCAACTGGGCTAGTTGCAACGTCACCGGATAGCCCACTAGTCCAGAGCCAATAAAGATGAGGAGCTGAAACATATTGCATTTCTTTTCCTTTGAATGGACCAAACGGCATTAAGTCAGTATCTTTTAAAGGTTTCATTTGTTA